AAGGTCAAAACCATAATCTTCAACATGAGTATAATCAATGTTGTCAGTTCTTAATACTTCTTCACTATCTTCAATCGTTCTAAACGAAACATCCAAAACATTGGTGCTAGGGTTTAAGAAGTAGGATATAATTTCTTTAATTTCCATAATAAGTTAATTTATAAACAAATATGCTTAAACATAGCGAAAGTCATAAAATTAATCAATAATTATCATTTTTATTTTTCTATTTATGGTTATAATTTATTTATAAATTAAAATATATGAGATTTAATTCATTAACAATCGACAATTTTTACGCTAACCCAATGGAGGTTAGAGAGTTTGCCCTTAAACAAGAATTTAAAGTTAGAGGAAACTACCCAGGTCAAAGAACTGAGTCATTTTTAAATGATGGTATTAAAAAAAGATTAAGAGATATTTTATTTCCATTTGCTGGTGAGATTACTTGGTGGGGAGGTGATTATACAGGGTCATTCCAATATACTACCGCAGCAGATAGGTCTTGGATTCATGCCGATTCAACAACCGATTGGGCAGCCGTATGTTATTTAACCCCTGACGCTCCTGTTAGTGCAGGTACTGGAATTTTCAGGCATAAGAAAACAGGTTGGATGAATTACGATTATAAAAGAGAAAGTGAGCCAGGATATAAAGAATCGGCTCCTTCAGGTGATGATACACAAGATTATACTAAATGGGAAATGGTTGATAGAGTAGGAAATATTTTTAATAGATTAATTATGTATCGTGCAGACAACTATCATGTGTCATTAGACTATTTTGGGAAAGATAAAGAAGATGGAAGATTATTTCAGGTCTTCTTCTTCAACACTGAGAGATAATAAAAACTCAGGATTTAATGATGCAATAACTTCAAGAACACCTTCTGTACAATAACATGAATCTAAAGTACTGAAAACTTTATTAAATTTTTTAAACCCAACTAATACTGGGTTAAAAAGAAAATTAGAATTAGTAACAACTTTAGGTTTTGGGGGATTCCATAATCTACTATAGTGATAACCAAGTCCATGTATAAAATCAATACTGTCTTCGACATAAGATTCATAATATGGTATCTCTAATTGGTCTACTATAGTTTTAATATAGTTTATTTCGTTTTCTCTATTTTCAAAATATGAATACATTGTTATAGATGCACCCATTATAGAATTTTTATATTGTTCTTTTTGCAAAAAATGCCACAAGAAATATTCATTATTTCTTGCGACATCTCTAAAGTCTTTGATTGTAATAATTTTTCTATCCATTATCTAAAATTAGCACCTGCAATCCAAGTTACTAATGATTTTCTTACACCTGAGGTTAATGGGGTTACTCGATGTAATAAAAATGAAGGAAAGAAACAAAGTGTCCCTAATCCTTTTGGAACTGAAATTACTCCACCTCCTGGATTCATTTCTAAGTCACCACCTTCATACTCTTCGGGTGTTGATAATTGTAAAACACAAGATAGTTTTCTATTTGAAATTCCCGCTCCTAAATCAGCGTGCCAGTCGTAATGACCACCATTTCCGTAATACTTAGTATACTGTAGACTATCGTAATAATCCCAAAGGTCAAAATTCCACATTTCTTTATTTGCAATTTTTGCGTAATGTGCTAATTTTTCATAAATCCATTGTGCTTCGGGGATATCGTTAATCCACGAAATTTCGCTAAGTCTATAGTCACTAACTGTTGACCCCAATTCGTTACTTACGGTAGTTCCTGACTGTTTTACTTGGCTTTCACCAATATCAATGATTTTCACAATCTCTTCAGGAGTAAATGCGTTAGTGAAATAATAGTAGTTCAAATGATTTACATTTGTTCTTTGTTCTGCTAAAAAATAGTTTGGTGATGACATTTTGAATTAATTTTATATCTTTAATTATAGATAAACAAAATCCGATATTCAATAGAAATTTTTAAATTAATGAAAAAACATAAAATAATCGATACCATATTTTTTTATGATGAAATAGACATGTTATTGTTTAGACTTACCGAATTAAACGAATATGTTGACCATTTTATCATTATGGAGTCAAACATTGATTTTTTAGGAAATTTAAAACCTCTTTTCTTTTTGGAAAATCAAAACTTATTTGAAAATTGGAAGGATAAAATTACATATTTACCGACTTCAAATATTACTTCAGATACCATTTCATCTCTACATGATGAATTGAAAAAGGCCAGATGTGGTAGTAATTTTACATTATCAATAAACAGAGATAATATACAACTTACCCAATTAAATAATTTAAAAAATTATTTGCTGTCAACTGACTTATCTTTTGAAGATTTAATATTAATATCTGATGTTGATGAAATTCCAAATTTATCTGATTATCATATCATTTTAAATAAACTAAAATTTAACCCTGTCATTTTACGACAAAAAAATTTCCAATGGTCCAAAGACTATATTAATACCAAACCTCATTTGGGTACTTGTTGTCTATTATTTACAAGTATAATAACAACCCTACCACATTTTTTTAAGCTTTATTTTATTCGAAATGACATACATTCTCAATTGTATGAGATTATTGATTCTGGGTATCACTTTTCACATTTTTCATCAATGGATAAAACCAAAGAAAAATTATCATTATTAAATCCTGAAATTTCAGAATCATACATAAAATATTGTTGGGATAATTTAATTTCTTTAACGACCGACGAAACCAAAAGAAAATATAGTTTGATTGAATATGACGGAGAACTACCAAAAAATATTAAATTAATTCAAAGTCAAAAAATTAGCCGAAATTTTTCAAAAAAATACACAATAACATTAGACTATAACAAAGTTGAATCGACATTTAGTTTAAACGTGCATTGTGAGGAAAATAATCAATTTGATATTCTATTGCCAACATCAAAATATTATGATATTTTAATAGAGGAGAATACTCTTGAGAATTTTCAAAAGATGTACTGCGTTAATGAAATTAAAAAAATAATAAATTCTTTTAACCCATTAAGCCGAGACCTATTTAAGTTTGTTAATGATGGCAAATTTATAGAATATTCGTGGGCAGAATTAAAAAATGAATTTATTTACGATAGAATTAAAGATATCCTATAAAAAAACCCCTCCGTTAAGAGGGGTTTGTTATTAATTGTATTTGTTAAATCTGTTAAACATTTCCATGATTTTGTTTTTCTGAGTTTGAAATGACTCTTGTAAGTCTTCATCAATTTCACTCCAATCAGTATCACCAAAATGAGACTTAATATCTTCCCATGAACTCATCGCATCTAAACCTTCGTAATCTGATGGGTCAAATTCATCATCGTCAAAATCTTCTCCCTTATCTTTAGCATCTTGTTGTCTTTTCATCTTTTTCCACGCATGTGCTGGTAAATATTGTTCGTCAGTTTCACCTTCATATGAAAATTCTTGATAAGGTCCCGCTTTACCTGGCCCTTCACTATCAAAATCAAATGCTGGGTCCATATCACTATAAACACCCTGAGAACCTGAAATATCTACTTCATCAATTTCATCTGCCCAAGCTGATTCCATTGGTTCCCAACATTCTTCACATTCTCCATCTTCATTTACAGGATAAACTGAATCTGGCCCGTTTGATTCAAAATCGTAAGCTGGTTCAACATCATCAACATCCATGTCATAAGAATTTCCACCTTGTTCATCTAAGTTATCAACAAATCTCTCAATATGTTTTCCTGGCATTAAATGAGACATTGAATCTTTACCTTTAAAATGATACATTTTTTCTCCATGATTTTTATCCTCATGTTCATCATCAAATTCAATTTCATCCTCAAAACTTGGTGTACTATATCTGTATTTTCTACCTTTTTCTAATTCATGAGTACCTAATTCGTCTATTTCGCCATTACTTGATTTCTCAAGGTCAACTAACCCAAGGTCAACTAATCTTTTTGTAAAAACTTTTCTTGGTAATTTTCTTAAGTATCTAATAACAATTGGTGGAATATCATCGCCATATTGACCAAAAAGTTTTGCTAAAATGTCTTTTTCTTTTGGAGTTGGTTCAAAGCTAGCTCTTGCACGAGAAGCTTTCATTCCAAATTTACCTTTTTCGTACGGTTTGTCGTCTGTTTCATCTTCACCCATTTCTGCACTATTTAAATCTTCAAATCCGTCATCTTCATTATCAGGGTCTTCAAAATTATCATTATAATTTACAAAATCATCTGATTCGTCTTCTCGATATAAATTTTTGTACATTCCTTCAAATGTATCTACATCATTACCACCACCTTCAACATAGTCAAAATCGCCATGTTTTAAGTTAAGGTCTTTAACTTTATAAATGTCATCTAAATGACCTGTCTCTTCTTCTAATCCATCCATTAAAGTTGCATCCCAATCAGAATCATCTTCTTCTGACATGCCATCTTTATAACCACATTCCATACATTCACCTTCGTACATTTCTCCACCACACTCACACATAGATTTTTTAGAAACTTGTTCGTTAATTCCCATGTTTGTATATTTCTTAACCTCACCTTTATTATTAACCACTAATCCTTCTTTGTCTCCAGCAAAATCATATACAGTTAATGGTTGAGTATTTGATACTTGCGGTTGCATTGTTTGGTAACCGTTATATACACTTTTATGTTGGTCTAATATATCTGACTTCTCAGTTGCAGATAATTGACCTAATCCAAAATAACCTCTCATAATAATATTTTTATTATAAATAGTTTGAAATTCTTCTTTTTTTAGTTTGACTTATTGCAGAAGGAATTCTATTATTTTGATTAGGGGGAGGTCCAACTTCATTTTGATAGTATCTTGGTAATTTACTTATCGCCTTCATTTTGGATTTCTCCCTATTTTTTTTATGACAATTTCAATCGACGATATTAACGAACAAGCTGAAGGGGCCGTATTATTAGACGGTCTTAATGACGCAATTATTGGAATTGTTGAGGAATTCGGCAACGGACCGAGAATCCTATACTCCAAAAACAAAGTTCTTCAGATTCTTGAAGACCGAGACGGAATGACTCCACTCGAAGCAGTTGAATTCTACGAATACAATATTTTAGGTTTATTCGCTGGAGACCAAAATCCCATTTTTTTAATTACAGAATAATTCTTATCTTTGTCGTATGATAAAAGTACCTGTAGATACCAAAAATATCCCAGAAGTTAATGTATGGATTACTTCTGACACCCACTATTCTCACAAGAATATATGTAGGGGTGTAACCAGTTGGAGAACACCATCAGGTGAAATTCCTGTGTCTCAAACTCGTGACTTTTCCACAATAGAAAAAATGAATGCCTCAATTGTTAATAACATTAATGAAGTTGTTGGTCAAGATGATATGTTAATTCACCTTGGTGACTGGTCTTTTGGTGGAAACGAACAAATACGTGAATTTTGGGATAGAATCATATGTAAAAATATTCACTTAGTGTTAGGAAACCACGACCACCACATCGAAAACAATAGAGATGGATGTCAGGGTTTATTTAAATCTGTTTCTCACTACAATACACTTGAAATGGGACAGTTTAAGTTCCGTTTGATGCACTACCCTATAAGTTCATGGGATGGTCTTGGTAAAGGTGTAATGCACTTACACGGTCACTGCCACTTACCAAACAATTTAAAACTTAGTAAAGGTCAAAGAATGGATGTGGGTATGGATGGTCACCTTGAGTTTAGACCATACAATGTTTATAGGGAAATTGTTCCATTACTTAGAAACAGACCTAAAGTTTCTGAAATAGGTGAATATGACCATCATTTAGATAATATTCAAAATAAGGATAATGGATAAGTCAGTTAAATTATTTTATACTCCTCCAAAAGATGAATGCTTTGAAGAATTACGAACAATTTGCATTCGTTTTTGGAGGACTTTTGATGAGGTTGAATATGTAGATGAGAAAATTAATAGAATAAAAAATTTAAAAAATGAAGGTTGTAATTTTGTGATGATGATTCAAATGATTCATGCAGTAAGTAGGGAATTTATTGCAAAAGCATTATCTTTGGAGACTCGAAATGAAATTAGTATGAGGTTACATGGGTGGGAAAAAGAAAACGAATTTGATTTTTTCAATATATGGAATATAAACAATAATTTATGAATGGAGTATTATTTTTAGTAAGAGGTTTACCTGGTTCAGGTAAGACATCATTTGCATCGGCTATTTGGAATGAATATGCTGTATGTGAAGCAGACAAATTTTTTTACGATAAAGAAGGGAACTACAATTTTGACGTGTCAAAGTTAAAGGAGGCACATACTTGGTGTAAAAATCAAGTTGAGACCAAAATGATTGACCATCAAAATAACCAACAATATTATCCTGAAATTGCAGTTTCAAATACCTTTACCCAAGAATGGGAAATGGAAGATTATTTCAAATTAGCAGAAAAATATGGATATAAAGTAGTATCTTTGATTATTGAAAATAGACATGGTGGACAGAACGTTCATGGAGTACCAGAAGACAAACTCCAAATAATGAAAGATAGATTTCAAATTAAATTATAATATTATGATAAGTCCATTTTGTTATATTGCAATACACAACTGGGAATACCGTAGAGAGAAACATAAAGTAGAGAATCATCCATTAGGTAGAGACGTAATCAGAGTAGTGGTTAGGGAATGCAAATGGTGCGGACATAGAGAACATCATACCTTGCCAAGAGTTGGTAAAAAATTTACTTTTTGGAGAAATTTTGATACTATTGGTAAAGACGACACAATAAAATTTGAACAATTATAAAAAACAATCACATGCAAACATTAGTATTTAACACATCAACAAAATCAGTAAAACTTTATGAAGGAAATGAGTCATCTCCAATCCTTTATACTTTTGACTCAGTACCAACCGTAAAAATTGAAGTCGGTTATTATCAAGTAATGCAAGTAGACGGAGCATCAACAGAAGACAAAAGAGTACCTGTCGCCCGTTTCCCTGTATCAAACACAAACATGTTAATTAAGAAATAAATTGAATTTAGATATAAACATATTGAACGAATACCTTGAGAAGGGTTTGGTGGTTAAAAATGACCATCCAACCCTTCCATTGTCTATTTGGAATTATTCTCGTACTTGCCAGTATGAGAATAAGTGGGATGATATTACCAAAATGTGCCGAGGTCTTATCTTGGATAGAGAAGGTAATGTTATTGCTAAAGCGTTCAATAAGTTTTTTAACTACGAAGAATTAACTTTAAACGATATACCTGAAGAATCTTTTGAGGTATTTGAAAAATTGGATGGTTCTTTAGGTATTTTATTTTGGTATCAAGGCAAATGGATATTAGCAAGTAAAGGTTCGTTTACTTCAGACCAATCAATTAAGGGTAGAGATATTTTAAATAAAAAATACAACGTAGAAGTATTACCAAAAGGATATACTACCGTTGTTGAAATTATTTACCCTGAAAATCGTATTGTTTGCGATTACGGTGTTGATGAAGAATTGGTTGTACTGTCTATGGTGAGTAACGCAAATGGTAAAGAATTGGACTACGATTCTATGTTGTCAATCAACGAAGTAAGTGGATTTCCAACCATTAAGAAATATGATGGTATCACAGATTATGATACCCTTAAAGATAAGATTAACGGTAACAGAGAAGGATATGTAATTCGTTTTAAGAATGGATTTAGAATGAAAATAAAAGGAGAAGAATACGTTCGTCTTCACAGAATCTTAACTGGATTTTCAAATGTGGATATATGGGAATACCTTAAAGACGGAAAAAATATCGATGAATTACTTGACAGGGTTCCTGATGAATTTGATAAGTGGGTTAAAACCACAATTCGAGATTTAAAATATGAATGTTTTCAATTGAGGGAGAGAGCAGGAAAACTTCACGATGGATTCCGTTATGGAAAATATGGTGATGTAGACCCTGAACCATCTAAAAAAGAATTTGCAGAATTTGTTATGAAACAACAAGAAGTTTTACATGCAATTATGTTTGCGATGTGGGACCATAACAACGAAAAAGTTGACGATATTATTTGGAAATTAGTTAAACCAAAATATTCAAAACCATTTTGGCAAAAAGAAATTGAACCATGAAAAATAAAATAGACAAAATCTACGAATCAAAAATCGTACATACTTCATTCTTAGATAAAGAATCCATTGTTGATGCAATGATGGATTCTTATATCTTAGGATTAAACGAATCAGAAGAAAAATACAATAAACTTAAATTAGCTTTTGAATCTTTATTAGATTATTGGGGTGATTATGGAAACTATAACTCGTCAAGAAATCATATGGAAGAAGATTGGAAAAAAGAAGGAGGATTAATATGAACAATATAGATAAACAATACACAGAGTTACTTCAAGACATTCTTGATAATGGAGTGGAGAAAAAAGATAGAACAGGTACTGGCACAATTTCAGTATTTGGTCGTCAAATACGCCATAACATGAATGAAGGGTTTCCTTTACTTACGACCAAGAAAATGGCGTGGAAGACTATGGTTGTCGAGTTGTTATGGTTCTTAAGAGGTGATACTAACATCAAGTTCCTATTAGATTATGATTGTCACATTTGGGATGGAGATGCATATAAGAATTATTGTAAATTTATTGAGTCAGATGTAAGTCAGAATAATAAACTTGAAATAGTAAAAATACCCGAATCAAAGGAAATATTTATCAAAACTATCAAATGTGATGATGAGATTGTAAGAAAAATGGGTAAAAGATATTGTGATGAGTTTGCAAAACAATGGGGAGACCTTGGACCAATATACGGTAAACAATGGAGAAGTTGGACTAAAAAGAAAATGTATCTATCAACAGATGGTTTATATGAAAACATCTATGATGAGACAGACCAAACTGTTATTGACCAAATATCTAGTTTAATCAACGAACTAAAAACAAATCCAGACTCAAGACGATTAATGGTTTCAGCTTGGAATGTTGGAGAATTAGACCAAATGGTTCTTCCACCTTGTCATTATGGATTTCAAGTTTATACAACTGAATTAAGTGATTTAAGAAGATATAATATTTGGTTTAATAACAACTACGAAACAGGTATGGAAAGGTTCTTTGACCCTAAAAACTTACCTGATTTTGATAACCCGTATTATACTCCAACCCCAAAGAGAGCAATCTCCTTAATGTGGAATCAACGTTCAGTGGATACATTTTTAGGTCTTCCATTCAATATTGCATCTTATGCGTTGTTATTGAATATCATTGCAGAAGAAGTTAATATGGTTCCTGATGAATTGATTGGTAATTTAGGTGACGTTCATTTATATTCAAACCATATTGAACAAGCAAAAGAACAGATTGGTAGAACGTTAACTTTCGATGAAAGATATGCTTTGTATACAGGACATGATAAAACATGGGAAGAAGATGGTGGAAATTCGTATGGTAAAATTAATGGGTTGGATATGATGGATGATAGAGGAATACCAACCAGAACAAGAGAACCATATCCATTACCGTCAGTTAAAATAACTCATAGAGAATGGTATCAACATGAAAAAGTTAAAGAACATTTAGGTGAAAAAACTTTTAATGAAAAAATATTATCATTAAGACCTGATTGTTTTGAATTATTAAATTATAAATCTCATCCACCAATTAAAGCGCCCTTATCAAACTAATGGAATACGAAATTATATTACCCGAAATAATCGGTGACGAATGGCATAATATTGGAATTGATTTTGCGCCTCAAACAATTACTGGAGTCATCCGAGGTGAAGATAAGGATAAAACAATTATTGATTTAAAAAAATATTGTCTTTCATTAGACAATCGTTTTTTAAAAAATTACAAAATAATAAAGAAAGAAGATAAAACGATAATTCAAATTACTGTTTAATGAAAAAATACGGAATAACATCAATGTACGGAAACCCAATCCATCCAGGACATATAGAATGTCTTATGTTGTCTAAAGAACTTGTGGACGAATTATGGGTAATTGTGAACAACGATAAACAAGCAGAATTAAAAAGAGGAATACCTTCTTTTCAAGATGAGGAATATCGTAAAGTGGTTATTGAATCAATCAGATATGTTGACCACGCTGAAATCGCTATCGACCAAGATGGTAGTGTTTGTGAAACAATCAAATTATTTTACGATAAGATTAAATCATTAGACTCTAAGTCTGAAATTATTTTCACAAAGGGAGGAGACCGATTTGCGAACGAAATCCCTGAGAAAGTAGTTTGCGATTCATTAGGAATAAAAATAGTTGACGGATTAGGGTTAAAAACTCACAACTCAAGTGATATGATTAATCGTTAAGCAAACGTCATATAGAGTTGGACTATTTTGTTGGCAAATTTTTCAGCCAAATGGTTCACTCTACTCATATCATCCATATCTATTTTTTTAGATTCCATGTATTTCATAAGACCTTGTATCAATTTCATTTTAGATTCTTCTGCCATTTCTAAAACTTCCTGAAATGATTCATTATCTTCTTGATTTTCTCCATGGTATCTATCAATCCATTCTTTACCTGAATATAAAAATGGATGGGCTTGAAACATATTTACAACACTTGATTCTCTAAGTTTGTTAAGAAATTCTCTAAAAAATCTCCAATCAAAGTTTTCAAATACTTCAGGATTTTTAGCGAAAAAATCATAGTGACGGTCACCTGTAGTTGCACTTTCTTGAACTCTCTCTTTTGGTTTTTTCCACGCATCTGTAGATGAAACCAATGCTAACGTACTTCCATTATCCCAAATAACCTCAATGATTGATTCATCACCATTTGACTCAAATGGGTCTCTACTAACTCTTCTAACAGTTCCTTTAGTACCAGGAGGTACTCCTGTTTCACCATCCATGTGGTAACAAATTACCTTATCTCCTTCTTTTAATTTTGGATTTAATTCACCTTTCATAACAATAAATATATGCGGTATATTTATTGTCATATGGATTTTTTAATTAACGAATCTCAATTGAGAATAATTTTACAGGAACAAGATGAATCAAAAATGACTGATTACATGAAAACCATGTATTCATTCACTAAAAATCTTGCAAATAGAGTTAGTAAAGTTTATGGTCTTAACGTTAAAATGTTAATGACTTGGGCTACATCCGTTGGTGGTTTAGTAATGCCGTTAGATAAATTTATTAGAGACGGTAATTTTGAACTAACTGATGACCAAAGATATTTGGTTTTAGCAGGTATTGCATTTATAATGTTTTATGAAAACAAAAAAGGATTAGTTAAAATTTTAAGTAAAATTAAAGAGGAAGGTCTTGAGGATACATTTCGTTTAGTATTAGAAAAAGCTAAGGATTTAAAATCAGCATTTAAAGGATTCCTTTCATCATTAAAAATTACTGTAAGTACTTTTATGGATACGGTAGCATATTCATTTTTAATACCAATTATTATGGATATTCAAGATATCGCATATAGAACATCAAATCCTAAAGAAAGTGCCATATTAATTGCCGAAAGATTGATTGCGTCGGGAGGTGTCCTAATAACAGCTCAAGTTTTATCTCAAGTAATCAAAAAAATCATCGAAAAAATTAAGTAAACATATCGGGTTCTAAATCGTAATAATTACCCCACTTTTGAGTAATTTCAAACCCATCCATTTTAATAATAAAGTATCGTGCTTGATAATATAAGTCATCAATACCGATAATATCAATCTCATTACCCATTACATCATAAAGTACATTATTAATCTCATCTCTTAGGTAATCAGTATCGTACATCACATTCAAAATAGCGCCAGCAACATCGTCCGCAATTTTCAAATTAGGTACTACATAATGACTATCAAACATGAAGTTAGATATTTCAATGTTAAAATTAAAATCAATATATACGTCATCTAAGTAGTAGAATTCTTCCATAGGTCTCCAATATATATCAAAAGTCAATGGACCTATTGCGGTTCTTAAGGTTACTTCTTTAACTTCTTTTCTCATCGTAAATAAAACCTCTCTTTGTTTCTCAGAGGAAATAAAAATACCTTTATTAATAGGTTCTTTACCATCAACCAATATTTTCTCTGAATATGAAAAATTACTACCTACGTATTTCCAAATATTAGTAAGAATGTCGTGAATATGACCACTGAATACTGGAGTCGCATATGATTGACCTTTTTTAGGTAAAACAACATTTACCACAATATTGTAACTCCATCCTTTCGCATCATCTGGTTCTATGGATAAAAAATGATATTCATATCCATCTTTATCAAAGGAGTGTTCCATTAATACCTTACGAAATATTTTTAATTCCCTATCCTTTAATTCTGTATTCATTACTTCTGTAAAATTTGTTGGATTACTTTTTCCTGTTGTTTTGGATTCAAAGTATGCTTATGTGGATTTTTTTGAAACCAAGTTCTAACTAAAGTTTCAAAATCCGCTTTTTCAGATTTGGCTCTTTTATTAAATCCAGCTCTTTGGGCTTCCAATTCGTGTTGTTGGGTATAATACTTTTCAGGGGACTTTGGCTCTTTATTTGGAAACTTATATCCTTGTTCGTGTTGTTTAATATGTTCTAATTCATGGCGAATAACCTCGTTTAGTTCTTTGGTTAATTCATCAAGTATTGTATATCCCGCATTTGGATTAGAGATGATTGTAAGGTACATTAAATCATCGTCATAATATAACTCCCCATCTACATCAACAGTCTCTACATCGTCACTTAATTGCAAATCTAAGAAGATACTAAACCCGTTAAATTCAGGATAAGTATAAACCATTTCATCTTTACCCAAATCTTCAGGTAATCCAAATTCTCCTTGTCTTTGGTGTTTGAAAAATTGTACAACATCTTGTACCAATTTTCTGGTAAGTTTGTCTAATTGACCTTCAACTATTAACGATTCGTTTATTTTTTTTGGTTCTACTTCATTTATAACTTTTGTAACCATTGATGATGGTAATGAAAAATATTTTAATATCTCATCCACTTTTCCTTGTGTGACCCACACAAGATTTTGATAAGGTCCAGTATCATATGTTTCAATTTTTGTTTCACGACCAAAATGAAACCTCATAATTGAATTATGAGCGTCAGATAATTCGCTTGAAGGTAAGATATACAATGTAAGAGTAACATAATCTTTCTTATCTCCCATTGAGATATATTCCCTTACTCCTGTGATTTCAACTTTAATGTTAGTAGGCGTAGGATATTCACCATCCCCATCTTGAAGATAATATATTTCAAATGTGTGGCCTTCAAAAAATCTATTAACCCTATCTATTATTGCCTGTTCTTGATTCATTAACTATAAATACATCAAAATGGAATTGATAACCCAAAACCGTATCTAATTCCTTTCATGAAATTTATGCCAACAGTAAAATCAGGTCCACGTTTAGTATTGGTTAATATTCTTAATGGATATACCTTAACCCAAACATCTGGTTTAAAATCAACTCCATCAACATGAGTTTCACCAAAAACACCTCCCATAATAGAAAATTTATGATTGGTTAAACTAAGTCCAATTCTATTCATTCTTGATTGAGGTGTTGTATAGATATATGGTTGAGGAAACGTTGTTGTAACGTATGCTCCGATATAATAACCAAATCCATTATAATTATTGTTGTACGTGACTACCAAACTTTTTTCTTTTGGAATATACATAATGTCAGAAGTCTGACTTTTGCCAACAAAAGAAATAAATAATAAAAAGAGTGCGAGTGTTGTTTTCATAACACAAATATACTACTTTTGTGTCAATATAAAAAGACTATTAAATAAAACACACATGAACGAAAAATTGATTACCATGTTGAGACTATCTGCAGAGTCAGATAAAGCAAAAGCATTATTAACTTTAGACCTATTGGGGAATAAAGGTGTCGGTATCGGTGACCACTCAACTAAAGACTTCTACAGCAACGCTGAAGAAGCGTTACAAATGTTGGTAGACGCTGAAGATAGGTTAAAGGTTATTGAGAAGTATTTTGGTGGAAAATAAAGTTTTAAAATAGGAAGCTTGCCAGAGTGGTTGAATGGAACGGTCTTGAAAACCGTCATACTGAAAGGTATCTGGGGTTCGAATCCCTGAGCTTCCGCAAACTTGGAGTACGAGGAACTAACATAAACGGAGTACTTAACCCATAAGTTTATTAAATTAAATTATAAGGTTTCCAGTGAGTTAGTTCAAATATTGTAAGGTGGCGAAATTGGGTTGTCTCTGTTATGACCTTGGCATACGCACCCACCTGTCTCGTGGGCGAGGACAAAGAAATAGATTAATAATATGGGGTAGACCACCAGCTTGCAAGCGTTCTGTTATTAATTGAATCTCCTCTTGAAGGTTCGACTCCTTCCCTTACAGCATGTGTTACCCAAAGGGTAACTCAATGGTATGAGACTTGTTCTCTCAAACTCAATACCTAAAGTTGAGCATCTTCTCTACGGGAGAGGATTTAAGTTATTAACATTCAGTAGAAATACTGAATGTTTTTTTTTGACTAATATTTTTATTTAACTTATCTTTTAAAAAAACAAAAATATGTCTCGTATAAATGAATTAAAAAAACAATATCCTGAATTGAATATTACAATGTTTGATTTAATGGTTAGATTAGATACCACTAAAACTCACAAATACCTTCCTTTAATGTGTAAAATTTTTGGAAAAAGATTTGATGTAAAAGAAATGTGGCGTAAAGATGAATTATCAATTGGCATATTGGAAATTCAATCAAATTTAATTAATAAAGGAATTTCAACTGATGGACTTACAGATAATCAAATGTTTTATTTGTCAAACTATATTACTGAAAATTTCACTACTGAAACATATCATACTTTAAACTTATTCATGGAATACATGGATAAAAATATGATTGAAAAAAATGATGTTACAAGTTATAAAGATATTGATGATATTAGAGGTGCCGTAACATTAGCTACCATGAAAGAGCTTACAAAAGAACTTGAGGGTCAGGTTGTCAAAGAATATGAAGATGAAAAGTGGGTTGTTGTTAGACCTTTAACATTTTCAGCATCGGCAAAATATGGTTCATCAACAAGATGGTGTACAACATATCAAAAAGAAAAAAACTATTTTGAAAAATATTGGAGACGAGGTATTTTGGCATATTTTATCAATAAAGAAACAGGATATAAGTTTGCGGGTTACAAAGGATTAGATGGTGATTCAGAATTTAGTTTTTGGAATGCTGAAGATAGTAGAGTTGATTACCTTGATGTTGATGCTGATGATTATCTATTCCCTATTGTTAGAAAAATATTCAAATCCGAATTTACAAACAAAAATTTATGTTCAGATGAAATTCAACAACAAGTTTATACAGAATGTATAAGTGTTCACGAAAAAATGAGAATTGAATTTAGTGATGAGACAATTCCACTCAATGAACAACCGACGGAGGTATCAATGGAACAACCAGAATTACCCGTTCATAATTATCAAAGAGAAATGGACACAATACGCGAATTACTTAGTGAAACAGAAAATGACATTGTTCCAGGAGAAAGACAAGTTCGAGAATTATTATCTGAATTCACAGATGTTCCAACAATGAGGGCCTAAGATTTCCTTCTCTCCTAATAACTTGATGCCAAACAAATTTTAAAATTGAAATTTGTTTGGCATTTCACAATTTGTTTGGCACGGATAAATTATATTAAAATAACGGTCTTTTATTCCAATAGATATGTAGATTTTTATCGACTCCTAACATTCTAAAAAATCCTGAAATATCAGAATTAATTTTATTAGTAAAACTACCTTTGGACCAATCTGGGTCCATATCTAAGAAAAAATTTATTCTATTTGGATTTGATTCTCCAAAATTAATCTTATATATGGTGATTCTTATTGGTTCATCGTCATCACCAACCAATTCGTTATTAATTTCTGGTATTATAACGTCATCAATATATACTTGTAAGTATTTTTCAATTTTATCAATATTCATTACTAATAATTTGAAGAGGAAAGTCCAAGTTGTTTAGAATATCTACCAAGATTACAAGACCAATATCCTGCGGTTGTTCTATCTGTTTTTTGAGAACACTTGCGGTTCTCTTTAACTATTAATATAGAATTACCAAAAGTTATTTTTTTAACTCCTTCAGTTTTACTCTTAGTATAAACTGCGAATTTCTTAGGATTTCTTGGAGTTTTACCTTCCGTTAAAATATCATCTTCTGTTTCGTAGATGTAAGGAGCATCTAAATAAACATATTCCTTACCAATTTTAACTTTAATACCTAAATCAGATTCAACCATCAATCTATCCTTTTTATTAAGGTCAATTTTTCCCTGATTAAATAACTCTCTAACTTCATTAACCAAATTAAAATAACCTTCAGAATAAAACATAAATGCATTTTCAGCTAAGGTCATTTCATTATCAATATGATATTGTAACGCGTTTGAAATTTTAACATTCTCTTTCAATATTAAAGATTTGTCTAACTGTTTCTCTAATGTTTCTTTAATTAATTCACGCAAATCCATGAGATTATTTTTTATATAAATAGTCTAATCTTTTTTAACTTTAATTTTCCAATAAATCCCGCCATTAATATACGGTGTGAATTCTCCTGATATTCCGTCTGTAGTTCTATTTGCAACTCCAACACCTACTTGATATAAATGGTCTTTTTTAGTTTTTAATATTAATCCCATCCCTAAAGAGTTAACCCAATCTTTTTGACTCCAAGAACCATCAACACCAATAAACATTTGATTTTTAATTGGTGGCAAAGGAGGAGCTGATTCTCTAACAATTTTTGGTTTAATCGATGCCGACCATTCTCTGGATATTATTTTATTTTGAGAGATACTATCAGACAAGTATAGAAATCCTTGATTATTATTCAACTTAATAGTGTCCATATTAATCATTTTAGCATAAAAATTTTTAAGAATTTCTGCGGTATCTACATGTACTAATGTTGGCACATAGATTGTAGTATCATGATAAATGTCACTACCTTGAATATATTCAGGGTATGAAATTGTAATGGTATCATGAACCGATTCTCCAGGGATTTCTTTAACCACTTCTTTAATCACTGTACGATTGTCTCCGTCTAAAAAAAGCACCGCAACAATTAAAGCAAGAATTATAAAATGTCTAATGTCTAATATTTTTTTCATAGTTTTACAGCATTAATCTTGAACCAATCAAGAAGTTATTAAGAATCGGTGTCTCTTTTTGAGTAGACGCCGAAACTTTATAGTTTAGGCTTAAACCAAATCGTTTACTGATTTTATAATCAAACGACGAACCAACTAAAAATCCAAATTGTCTATTAACTGTCGTTTCACCAGTTTTTGAATTCCAACTTAGTGGTGAATTCATAACAAATACTTGTGGAGATAAAACTATTTTTGGACTAACAGGGAATGGTTTAGTCCAAAACCCAACCACAGATGTTGAAAATGAAACATTAAAAATATCTCTCATCTCTCCTGTCTTTACATTAACCAACTCTTTATCTTGTAATAATAAAGTAATTGCACCTATATTATATCCATATGTTCCGTATTTTGGATTTGGTATAATGTGGGTATATCCAACAAGATTCATATAATTTCCGTCCAAATAAGCGGCAGTCATAGAATATGAATTAATAGATTCTAACTTACCATTTTTAAAATCCATTTTAGTATATCCACCACTTAACGCAAATTGTTTTAATGTACTCCAAATCATACCATTTGCACTCCAACTTTCATTACCCGCCATTGAAGCTTTACTAACACCAAATGACGCAATTACACTATACTTTAAATCAGGCCCTTGTGTTGTAGTTAAGTCCGATGCAAATAACATTGGGTTTGCACTAATCGCTTTCTTTTTTTCTTCTTTCTTTTTCTCGTCAGATTTTTTTTCTTCTTTCTTTTCTTCACTTTTACTCTCAGACTTACTTTCTGATTTGCTTTCTGAAGTTTCTCCTTTTGAATCTCCAGACCCACCCTCCGATGAGGATGATTCCCCAGAAGATGATGACGATTGGGAGGATGACGATGAAGATGAAGAGGAGGGTTGAGGTTGTGAGGATGCCGATGAGCTTGCGGCCGAACCAGCTGCGGAACTTGCTGCCGATGATGCGGCTGAAGAAGCTGCCGCACTTGCCGCTGCAGATACTGCCTGAGTCACTGTTGTTGCTACTGTTTGAGTTACTACTGTTGTTGATGGACATGGTGTTGCAAATATTGAATTAACCCATCTGTCTACTTCCCCACTTGCAAATTGAGAATATGTAAAAATTTTAGAGGTTCCTCTAATAATAACTAATACTCCTGTTGTAGATTGAATCGGTATTGATACGACATAGGTCTTTAAATCACAAGGGTCCAGGTAGGTTTGAGTTACTACCTGTCCTTGCGACCTGTGGGTGAGGAAAACCACAAATAAGATACTTAATAATATTTTTAGACCTTTCAATTATATTGTATCTTATTTGGTGTAAATTCCTTTTTTAATCATCCTATCTAAGATTCTAGCACAAGCAATATCAAGAGCTTTTTTAGTTGCAATTGATATTGTTGATTGATTGAATTTAACTGGGTCTACGGTTGCGTCTGATAATAAAGTTAGTTCTCTTGTTGTCTTTGCTTCACCTAATCCTGATGCTCCAAATACAACTCCTGTTTCTGCATTTGTGAATCTTACTTGTAAACCAATACGGGTAACCATTAAATTTTTAACCCCATTTTGTAAATTAACGGTTTCATCTTCGGACACAGAATAATCGTAACACTCAATTGTTACAAAGTATTGTGCCAAGTTAATTTTACCTCTACCGTCTAATTTATTCTCAGAAATTCCTGCTTGTGATGCTTGGAATTGCTTAACCATTCTATTCTTAATTTCTGTTTTATCTTCTGTGAATTTAAAACGATTAAGATTTTCAAGGTATTCCATTGAAATATTTGCAACCCCTAACCCAACTCTTTTTTCTTTAAGTTCAGGATACATCTCATACATTTCGTCTGAGATTCCCGCCTTTAATATTTGTATTGGTATTTGTGGTCCATCGTAATCCAAAAACCGACTAATATCTATTGCGGTCTCAAAAGATGCTTTATATTGTTCTGTCTGAGTTTTACCTATAGTTTGGCCATAGGAAGCCATTGAGACTAAAAGTCCCGCCATTAATAATATCTTTTTCATATGTTGATTAATATCTTTTAGGCCATCTCCAGTCTTTTTTTCTACTGTACAGACCTAATAATGTTCCTAACGTAAAGAACTGTATAATCCAAAGAGGTCCCATCCAATCTGTAGTTCTCATTTCGTTATCAAAATAGAACATAAATCCGATTAGATAGATGATTGATGAGCAAAACAAGATTACTTGTTCAAACTCTTGATAGAATTTTTTAATCATTATTTCTTACCCCCTTCATACCAAATATTATCAGGATTGTCCTTGAACGTTCCGTCTATTTTCCATTCTATCTCATTTACAATGTTTCTTATTCTTTCGTCTTGACTTGTGAATTGTAAATAAAGAAAAAATACTTGTGTTGATAATGCGAACGCAAGCCATACTCCGACAAATCCCAAGTATGATTTGAACATTACATCACCGATTTTTTGAAAGTTAATTTTTTTCATTTTTCCTCAATTTTTATTTTTATTTTACCATTTTGGAGCTTCTTCCTTGAATTCGTCTCCTTCTTTTTTCTTAGGTTTAGGTGCCACTGTTGCAGGTGCACTAGATTTTTCTTTAATGATTATTGTTTTTCCGCCACCCGCAGCTTGTTGTTGAGTTTGAGTGTTATTGATGTTAATCACAGGTGCCGCTTGTTGTGTTGCAGGTTTTTCTTCCTCTCCACCAATTAGTTTAGTTGTAACCACACCACCAGCACCTAATACGATAGTTGTGACCAATCCAATGATTGTTTTTTTAAGACCTGACCATGTACCGTCATTATGGTCTTGTGTTTCCTCTGACATAAAATTTGTTTTTTATTTTTAGTTTATTTTATTATAATTGGGTACTTCACCTCTTTACCATTAATGTCGATAAAGATAAAATCGTAGTCCTTTTTAGGTAATCCTGACAAGTCATAAGTTTTTTGAGTTGTCAATTCATTAGCAGTGAACCCGTCTTTTTTAACTGGTTCTTCACTTCCAAAAGGAACGATTTGTACCGAATATTTTGAACCAACAGTTGTTTCAAAAACTGCCGTTACAATGTTATTAGTTTGATTTATTGATTTAATTGCCGTTGACGTTGACTTAACTCCTAAGTCAATTGTTACAGGTTCAGGTAATTCTATTTTTGTACAACCCGCCAATACGATTAAGACTAATGCGATAATTGTTTTTTTCATTTTAAAAATTTTTATATCCTGTTAATTTTATTTGTGTGGTATTCAAGTTAATGCCTAATTGAGTTCCATTGGAACTACTAGCGTCCATTGTTGGAGAAACTTTAACAGATGTTAAAATATCAACACCACTTCCTATTGTTGAAAACTTTAATTTGAATGGTGTTAAATTTCCCTTAATTGAAATTTTATTATTTTGGTCAATTGCTCCGAATTTAACTTTACCTTCTTTTGAATTAACAAAAATGTACCAAGAATTTGGAACCTCTGATTTTAGTTCTTCAAATTTGATTTTTGAATTGTCATAATTAAATTCAAATTGTAATCCTCCCACACTATTTCCATTTGTATTAAGTGTTATAGGTATTTCAACGTTATTTGACGTTACAGTTACATTAGATAGATTAATATCGATAGATGAAATTTCATTTGGTGTATTAATAAATGATGTTGATTGTGTTGCCATAGTTCTAAATGCGGTATTAGTCATTAAACTATTTACAGCATTTGTTTGAATAGTACTTGTACCATTTATACTAGTTACAACTTGTGAAGAATGTGAACGATTTACATCTCCCCATAAAAGGTATTTTAAATCAACAATTTCATTTGTTCCTAATACACCTGTTTTAACATATGTTCTAGGATATGTAATATCTTTCCAATTTGCGGATGTTACTGAACCCCATGAATTAGAAGGATTTGTATTAAATGTAAATTCAGCTTTAATACCATAATCGTTATTACCTGAACTTCTTATGTAAGGGGTAAATGTTGAAGTTGACACTGTTGTAAAGCTTGATGGTACTTTGTAGAAAGCCCAGTTAGCATCTTTACTAACAAATTCAACAGGTCCTGAATACAAGTCAAATAATTGTAAACTTTTAATATCTTCAGGTAATATATTTAACCCGTTAAATTCTCTCAAATCAATATATACTCTTGACTGACCTGAACCATATCCGTCAACATTAACAACACACCATTCAACTTGACCTGCGACACTTGTTGCGTCTGTTGTTCTCCAAGTAGGTAAACTCATATAACCATTACTGCCCATAACATATCCTGTTGGTACAGTTACAAGTGTGTCTAATCCAACAACCTGAGCCAATAATCTTGGTAGGTCTCCTCCATCTATGATTTTATTTCTGTTTATGTCGGCCGCGTATAAAGATTGACCCGTTTTTAAAATTTGACCGTTACTACCATCTAATCCCATTGATGTAAATTCACCTTGTGCTGTAGTAAAATCTGATATTGTGATTGCTCCGTTATATATCGCATTTGTTTTATCTATGTTGTGCATTACAGTCACTTCATAAATTTTATTTTCAGATAATAATGATTGATTAATATCTACATTACCATTAGATAAAACATTGAATAATTGTCCAGTATTACTAACAGTATCTCTAAAAGAAACTTTAACATCTGATATTGCAAGTAAATTAGAACTAATATCAACTTTAGCGGTTAAAAGTTTGCCTGTATTTTGGTTCATTATAACCTCAGTTGATAATGGGGTGTCCATAAATGTTGCAACTCCGATACCTTGAGCGTTCCATCCAGCAACAAAGTTTAATTTAACAGGATTAAACGAATTTGATGTTGACGCAGCCTTTAATCTAAACCTTACAATTAACATTCTATCATAAGATGTGTATGGCATTGATGAAGTTGTTGCCCAAGTTATTGTAGCCCTAAGAATTGCATTAGACCCAGTAGGGTTATATACGTAAGTTGCGTTAGCCGTATATCTTTGAGTGCCGTTTGTGTAAGTACTATTTCCCCCATAAGAATAATTCGGGTAATTCTGCCATGATAGTTGTATATTAGAACCTGATGGAAGTATTCCTCCGTTTCCACCTGTACCTGTATGGTTAATTGAAACTACCTCAAAGTTTGTTTGGTCATATTGGAAATCAAACATTAACTGCCTTGTAACCGCATCACTATTACCATTTGCATGGACTATAACATCAAATTGGTCTCCTCTATCAATAACTCCACCGTTAATATCGGTAAGAACTCTTGTGTCAGGGAACTTAAATTTAATTTGACTAAATGATGTTAAGGACAATAGTAAAAGTCCTATTGTTAAAAGTTTTTTCATTTTATTTTATTTCAAATAATTTATTTACCAATTTGTTACTAGATTTTTTTAACGCATTACTTAATGATTGCTGGTTAAAATTACCACCATTATCAATCGCCAATGTTGACATTGATATTTCTGAAGATTCCTCTTCAACAATAACTTCTTTGATTTTTTTACCGTCGTGTTTTAAAATTCCTTTAAGTCGGATTACAACGGATTCTGCGTCCTTGTGAAAAACAGAAAGATTTGATTTGGTTTTTAATACATCTAAATAAATGATGTCAATTGTAACTTTATCCTTTGATTCTGGATTAAGTTCAAAATCTTTCTCTTGTAAAAATTCTTCTACTACGTTTTTTACACCAAACTCAAGGTTACGGTTACCCGCAAGGTTTCCTATTTGAATCTTGTTAGAAACAGATTCAACCCATATTTCTTTTGTTTGGTCTAAATTGTTTGATGATAGAGTGAGCATTCCGCACACTACTAGTAGTAGAAGTTTGTTCATTTTAATTAGTATCTTGGTATCTATAAATACTAACTAACTGCCTATTTATTACTAAAGATTTAAAATTATGTCGGTCCTTAATGAAGAATTAGATAAAATATTGTCGGTAATGAAAATAGTTTCAGAGCAGGAAGATTCAAATGAACAAATGAATGTTAATTTGAAAAAAACTGTGGAAGTATTAAAATATCTTAGATTATATTCTAAAAATATTGAAAAAATGTTGGTGGAAATCAGCGTCATGGGTACATCTCAAATTATAGATTTTCATTTATTAGAAAGAGGTCTTAAAACAGTATTACTTAAAAAAGGAGATAAAAAGAAAAACGTTGAAGAATATTTTAATAAAATTATTTCATCATTAAAATTAAGAGATAAATCAGGATATGGTCCTGATTCAGATGATGATTATGGATTTGAAGTTGAGGAACCTTCTATTGTACCTAAAAAGGTATATAGAAAAGAAATATTTGAATTACAAGTAGAGCTATTAAAAATGCAAGAATGGTTGAAAGAATCAAATAGAACCGTAATTATCGTGTTTGAAGGTAGAGATTCTGCGGGTAAAGGAAGTACAATTAAAAAATTTACAGAAAATCTTAATCCAAGATATTATAATATTATCGCATTAGGAGTCCCAACTCCTGAAGATAGACAAGATTGGTGGAACAGATATAAAAAAGAAATTAAACCAGGAATGATTAATCTATTTGACAGAAGTTGGTATAATAGAGGTTTAGTTGAGCCAGTAATGGGGTATGGTAGTCCTGAAGAATATGAAGATTTTATGAAGAATGTAGAAGGATTTGAAATGGATTTGGTTAAAGAAGGAGATTACCTTTTTAAATTATGGTTTTCAATTGACAAAGGAACACAAAAAAGAAGATTTGATATTAGACAACAATCTCCATTAAAATATTGGAAATATTCGCCAAACGATTCTAAAATGCAAGATTTATGGGATAGATTTACAGAATTTAAAGAAAAACTATTCGATAAAACTTCTACAATTAATCACCCATGGGTTATTGTTGACGCTGAAGACAAAAGAGTTTCAGGTTTAAACGCAATTAGATATATTCTACAAAATTTACCTTATAAAGGTAAAGACGAGAAGGTTTTAGACAAATCTTACCCTGAAGCATTAGCAGTTTTAAGACCAAAATCATAATAAATTAAGCAATCTTTTAATTAAAAAGTATTTATAGTAATAAACTTAAATTACTATGATACTAAAAATTGGCTCTTCAGGAGAAGACGTAAAAAAACTCCAATCAAAATTAGGTTTGAACGCTGATGGCGTATTTGGACCAGGAACTGAAACTGCCGTTAAAAAATGGCAAATAGATAATGATTTAGCCGCTGACGGAATTGTTGGTGAAGGAACTTGGGGTAAAATGTTCCCACAACAATTAATTACCGAACCAGCTCCTGTTAAATCATCAACTCCATCAGGTAGTGGATTTAAATTAGAGAATCTAAAAGGTCACATACCTGATTCAGTAATTGCTCAAATTCCTGATACCGCTAAAAAGTTTAACATAACAACACCATTAAGATTAGCACACTTTTTAGCTCAGTGTGGACACGAATCAGGTGGTTTTAAAGCAGTACAGGAAAATTTAAACTATTCTGCAACTGGTCTTAAAGGTACTTTTTCAAAATACTTTAAAGAGGCTGGTTTGGCGGAATCATATCAAAGAAATCCACAAAAAATTGCAAGTCGAGTTTATGGTGGAAGAATGGGTAATGGTCCTGAGTCTACTGGAGATGGATATAAATTCCGTGGAAGAGGTTACATTCAATTAACAGGAAAAGACAATTATACAAACTTTGCCAAATTTATCGGTGAAGACACAATTGCTAATCCTGATTTAGTTGCAACAAAATATCCATTAGCATCAGCAGCGTTTTTTTTCGATTCAAATAAACTTTGGTCTATTTGTGATAAAGGGGCTGATGTCGCAACAGTAACTGCTGTAACTAAAAGAGTTAATGGTGGAACTATAGGCTTACCTGATAGAATTAAGCACTTCCAAGAATATTATCATTTACTATCATAATTTTGTAATTAATAGAATTAATACTATTTTTGAAAAAGAAATTATGTTAATAAAAGCGAGTATTGCAAAAGCAATTTATGATTTTGAGTGGGTTTTAAGAGTATTAGAATCTTCAAGAGACGAAAGTCATATGGACTGTACATTGAAGTGCTTTTATTTGTGGGAAAAAAAATATTCTAGTTCAAAAGAAAAAAAATTAATCATAAAATTAAAAAGTAATTTTTGGGTTTTATTTAAAAATAAAAACATACATGTCAGACCATATATCATATAATAGTGAATTTTTACCAAGTATAACCATCTTTGTTGTTTTTTCAGACGACCCACAGTACGAACAACTTAAACCATTATTTGAAGAATATGGGTATGGGTTTATGGTTCCAAATAAAAATATAATTTTAATTGATGGGGAAATTCTTTTGGAAAATGGGAATACTGAGGATTTGTTAAAATTCATAGAAGCTCATGAAATTGCACATGTTATTTTAAATCATGATGGCCCAAGAGATGAAGATGAAGAATTAGATGCTGATTTAGGTGCGTATTTATTACTATCCCGAAATAATAACATAAGAGCAATAAAACCTTTATTAAAACATTTTAAAGAACGTCATGGTATTAAATTTGATGAAAAATTATTAGATAGAGTAAAAAAACACTTTCCAGACTAGCTCAAACTTGACTTTTTTAAACTAATATCATATTTATTTGTACACATCGCTCCACAAGGAGTGTTCTCATATATCCCTTTTCCAAAAGACCCGCGAAATTTATTTTGTCGGGTCTTATTTTTTTATTATATTTGTAGAAATATTTAGAAAAATGGAACCAGAGAAAGACATATTTGACGAGTGGGATGAGGACAGACTTAAATCCCCATGGATTGTAAGAAAATTAGAATTTATTCCATTATGGTGGAATCATGAAGGTAGGTATCTACATAGAAACGTTTGGACAGGGATAAAGAATATTTGGTATTGGTTACCAATTATTTGGAAAGACAGAAATTGGGACTCTCACTACATCTTTGAGATTATGATGCATAAACTCAAAGCTCAATCAAAATATATTGGAGGTAGAGGTATTCATTTACGTGCTGAAAGAGATGCTGAAGTTATGATGACATGTGTCAAATTGATGAAATTTATTCAAGATGACTTTTATAGCTCAGAGTACTCAGATTATCATAAAACAAAACATTGGTTTGAAGATGTACCAGGAAAAGAAGGTTATAGCTCTTGGGAGTCTAGACTTTTAGAAGAAAACTTTGACGATTATTTTAAGAAATACCCTCTAATTTACAAGAAAGTCCTAAATGGAGAAGGTATGTTTAAAAGAAAAGGTCGTGAAGATGATAAACAGGTTATTGCGATGAATATTGCTCATATTAATCATGACAGAGCAAGAAAGTTACTATTCAAGTTAATGGAAGAAAATATTGAACGTTGGTGGGATTAATAAAATTTAAAAATTATGTGGAAAGTTTATCTATTAATGGTTATTGTAGTCGGAATTATTTCGTATCTTTGGGTTCGAGGAATTGACTACATGAAAGAAAATCATCCTGACTATAAGGGGGATGACTTATTTGGAAAATTTGAAGAAGACGATAAAGACAATATATTATGAAAATAACATTCATCAGCGACACGCACAACAAACACAACCACCTTACAAGTAAGGGGATGGGAAATATATTGGGTAGTGGAGACGTTTTAGTTCACGCTGGTGATTGTACCAGTATGGGTAAGAGTCATGAAATTACAAAATTCTTGAATTGGTTTGGTATGACCGATTTTAAACATAAAATCTTTATTGCTGGTAACCACGATTTTGGTTTTGAGATGCATACTGACATTGCTGAAGAATTCAAAGAAAAAGGTATCATCTATCTTTTTGATAGTGAAGTTGTAATTGATGGTGTGAAGTTCTACGGTAGTCCTTGGCAACCTGAATTCTACGATTGGGCATTCAACCTACCAAGAGGAGAAAAACTTGCTGAGAAGTGGGCTAAAATCCCTGGTAATACCGATATCTTAATCACTCACGGTCCTGCTCACGGAATGTTAGATTGGACTATGTCAGGACAAAGAGTTGGTTGTGAAGATTTGTTTCACAGAATTATGGAAGTTCAACCAAAAATTCATGTTTGTGGACATATCCATTGTGCTTACGGTCAAAAAACCTTTAATGGTGTTGAATTCTTAAATGCATCTGTTCTTGATGAAAGATATGATTATGCAAACAAACCAATTGTTATAGATTTTGATATTGAAACAAAAGAAATTAATTATCCATGAAAAATAAGATAAACGATGGCCATTATTTAGAATTAATGGATAGATTACATGTACAAACATGTATGATAGATGACCACTTAGTAAGTCATCCATTAACAAAAAAAATAAAAAAGGCTAAAAAACTTATTGATAGTGCGGTAATGTCTTTAGCTGAAGCATATCAAATTGTAGGTAATGAATCTTATAAAAAAATAAAGAAAAATGATTAAAATTTATTTAGATGATGTAAGAACTCCTGTGGATAAAGATTGGATTATCGTAAGAGATTACGAACAATTTGTATCTAAAATTCAAGACATTGGATTGGAAAACATTGAGTTAATTTCTTTGGACCATGACTTGGGGGACACTGCAATGTCTGAATGGCATAAAAATGTTTATCACAACTATACTTTAAATTACGATAACATTTTAGAAAAAACAGGAATGGATTGCACCAAGTGGTTAGTAGAACAATGGTTAGATGGAAAACCTGTGGTAGATGTGGTAGTTCATTCTGCAAATGCAATTGGAAGTGCTAACATGATGGGATATATTAACAATTATCGACACATAAATAGATTACCTCAAAATTGTGTTAGAGTGAGAATAGAACATACCGTATAATAAAAGGTGGAGAAATCCACCTTTTTTGGTATTTATTAATATGGGTGCAGAACAAAGTCAATTTTCAAGATTACCAAAAAAACAATTAGTATTTATTTCTGAAAAGTTAGTCGACCAAGAATTTCCTATCGGGAACCCTTATGATGGTTTTGAAAGTGCTTATATTACTTTACAAGAAGTTTCAAGATATTTTAGTATTGAAGCCGTTCAAGAAGATGTTGAATTTTTTGCAAAATTTTTAGAATTAAATGAAAACATCATTGCAGACCTTTTCGCAAACAACAGGAAACAAATGAATAACAGGCAACTGATTGAACAATTAGAAATACCTGTTGCAAAGAGTTACGATTTACATTTTGAAACAAATGGCACCTGTACTTATACTGAATATAAATCTCAAGAATTTGATTGCTACGATAAAGATTGGGTAAGAGATTCCGCATCACAACAAAGAGATGACGGTAATTGGAATATGTGGGATAGTAATGATATTCATCCAACAGAATATGAAAATTACGAAGAAAGCGATTATGAGTTTGGTGATGTATCTGAAATTGATGAAACTGAAATTAAAACTGAATCTATTTTAGATAGACTTGTAATTGAAAATACATCGGATGTTATTAAATGTTTAGACAAAAAAACTTTAATTAAATTAAAGTCTATTATTGAATCAAGACTTAGAATTATTTAATTTAGATTCTTTTCGAGCCTGTTTCGCCAATTCACCCAAAGTGTTCTTTTTCTTATCTAACGGATGAACGTAACCTCTCTTATATTTCTGTTCAACTTCTACAGGTCCTGCGGTAGTTATTTTTGAATTATATCTCCAAATGGATATACATTCATCATCTTCGTATACAACCTCCCATTTGGTAGGTTTTACTGGTATTTTTGAATTAACGGGTATTGCCATAAAACAAAGGTACGTCTATTTTTAATCTTCTCCAAATTCTTCTTGCTCGCCAGAAGAGTAACAGAACTCATGTTGATTATATTGATTAGGATTACCATGAACATTTAAGAATGTGGTTTGGTCCAATTCTATTGTCTTACATTGTTTTTTGGATTTAACCATTTTTTCCCCATCATAAACTCTAATGTTAAAATATTTGGATTCGTTTGAAACACACCAGTTTTCACACATATGTTGTCTCGCATATTTGATAGTCGTATCATCGCAACCTCCAACATATTTTTTAACTTGTACTGGAACCCAAATACCTTCAGGATTTTTCACTAACATATCAATACCAATCATATCCATAAATGAATAATCTCCAGCATATACTACAACATTTTCAGAACCAATCTGCTCTGAAATATATTCATAAAATTTTTCTTCTATTATTGAACCTTCTTTTGTTTTTTGGGCAATTGTTTGATTAATTTTTTCTCTAATTTCTTTCTTATTATCGAGTTCAATTCTACCCATAAATTCTTCAAATGGTGTTACACCTGTGTTATTTTTATGGTTAAAAAAATATTCTAAAGCATTTTCAAATGATACACTATTTTTATAATGTTCAGGTAATTCTGAAGTCATCATATATGCCGCCGCAGTATAATTTGTGTTTAATTTATTTAATAAATCGTATTGTTTTTCTTCATTCCAAATAACATATTGTTCAGTGAACTTAATCATTCTATCAATAATATATTTTCTAAGTTTTGGACAAGAAGTAACAAACTTATTTAAAGCACTCACGACCATTTCTCTTCTTTCCGAAAAGAACTCATGTTCTTTGTCATATTTAACCGCTCTAATTCCTGTAGTATAGGTAGACAAATATTCTATAACATAATTGTCCATGGCTTGTTTTACCTTTCTCGTATTCCTCATTAACTTGTTTTCGGCAAATTTACACCATCTATAGTCATTGGTATCTTGTGAGAAAAAGTCACACCCAACCATAACTTTTTTAGAATTTTTTTGTTCTATTAAAACTTGTTTTATTTTTGTACGAATATCCATTGTGTATAAATATCTGTAATAAATAAAAACCCCCTCTTTTGGAGGGGGTTAGTTAATTTACTCTTCTGTTGAGTCAGACTTTCCTTTATTAATCCATTTGTCGATGGAACCGATTCCAAAAGACCCTAAAACTAACCATAAGAATGCATTAAAAATGAATTCGTTGATTACTAGGTCTTTCCCTAATGAACCTGTAACAATGTCTGCAATTGCAAACGCTGTCATCATAATAAAAGCTAAAAAGCCTACAACAGATTTCTCGTTGATTGTGTTGTTGTCGTTAAACAACTGTGCAAAGAATTTTTTCATAATATTTGGTAATTTACTTACCAATAAATATCTAAAACTTTACTAAGATACTACAACATTGATTGATGTTCCTGAAACAAATTGTGTTGATGCTGCTTGAATCATTTGTGCCGACCTAGTCACCACAAGACGAATTAAACTAGCAGTTCCAACATAATCTGCGGAAGTTCCTGAGTAAATCGCTGTACTACTTCCTTGACTTATTGTTATTGTTCCGCCCGAATTATCTAATGTTGAGAATTGTGACGCGTAACTTGTTCCAACTGTATTAATATTATTAAAGCTTAAGTTTAATGTTCCACCAGTATAGTTTGGATTGTACACTGATTTACCCAAACCATTATAAAATGCTGTTTCACCATTGTTATTTGGCGCTCTTGTTATAGTTGCACCATTAGCAAAAAAGAAGAACCAACCTCCTCCTGGTGTCGGAGTTGGAGTAGGAGTTCCTGTTGTTGTCACTGTCGGTGTTACCGATGCAGTTCTTGTTGGTGTTTGAGTATTAGTAGGAGTTAGTGTTGGTGTTGGTGTTGGTAATGAAGCTTCACAATCATCACAATTCGAATAGAAAGTTAGTGGTGAGCCTGTATCTGTTGGGGTAGCAACAATCTTATTGACGATTCTATAACATCCACTTGGCGTTGCTCCTGTAAATGTCATGTTGAATACATCACCTGGTGCAAATGCTCCTGGTCCTAAATCAGCGACTAATACATTCAAAGTAGTACATCCTGAAATTGTGTAAGTTGTGGTTGTTCCGTCAATACAATCGGCACAATTAGGATAGGAAGATATTGGGTTACCACCATCTGTAGGTGTTGCGTTGATTTTATTGATAATTGTGTAACATTCAGTTGCAGTCGCTCCTGTAAAGTCCAAATAGAATGTATCACCAGGGAAAAATGCTCCTGGTCCTAAATCAGCGACAATAACATTTGAACTACTACATCCTGAGATGGTGTAAGTGGTAATCGTACTTAAATCAGTTGAAGTTGGTGTTTGTGTTAATGTTGGTGTAACTGATGGTGTTTGAGTATTTGTTACACTTGGCGTAGGTGTAATTGTATTAGTTGGTGTTTGAGTATTAGTAGGTGTCGGTGTTGGCGTTACCGCTACTGATGTTTCTGTTGGAGTTGGAGTTGGTGATGGTCCATAACCGTATCTTGATTTAGTTGTGTTATAGATTCCTAAAATTTCTGCTGATGTTAATCCTCTGTCATAAATTGATACTTCCCCTACATTACCGTTCAAAAACTCATTACCACCAGTTTTTGCAATCTGCAATGCACTTGTAACAACATTATGTCCGACAGGAGTATCCGAACCAACTGAAGTACCATTAACATATATACTTCTTGTTGTACCATCATAAGTTGCAACAACATTAAACCAATCTGTCGCTGAAACAGAAGTAACCCCCACTAAATCATTAGCCCACCAATAATTTAACAACACACCAGTTGCCGCTGTTCTAAGTGCGTTTGATTGATTTGTAGTACCAAATGACCCAATACTCATAAGTCCACTACCACCCCAATTAGAACCAAGTTGAACCCATATTATAAAAGTATAATTTTCATTTCCTATAGGTAGATTGGAACCTGATGGATTATTAAACCAACCGTTTGCTCCTGTTGAAAAATAAACAGGTGATGAATTATTCCAAGCAATACTACCTGAATTTACCATTGTGACATCGTTTCCATTACCACTTATATCATACCAAGTGGTTCCTGTACCAGGATAGCTTGATAAATTATTGGCATCCAAATATAAAACAGGTCCACCATACGAATTCCAATAACCATTATTTGTTAACCATGTACTAGCCTCTGTTGCAGACGTAAAATTTTGATTAAACTCATTATTTGTTAACTGAAGAAAAGAAATATCAGTCAAATCTGTTGACTTAAAAAATCCAACTGATGCGGTTACTCCTGAGATTGGTGTTGGTTGAGTATTTCCTGAAACAGGAACGGCAATAACATACCCATCTGATTCTTCGGGTCCCATCCACCAAGTAACTCCTCCTGGTTCTATACTATAATCTTGGTCAGCTATTCCAACCGCCAAACTTCCTACTTGTGTTGTTCCCGCAATTGGTGACGCACTTGGGTTATACGATAAAGGTGTTGTTGCCATTTTTCTTTTTTCTTATAAATAGTTAAATGGCACAAAAAAAGGAGACACCGTCGCGTCTCCTTCAAAGTCCCCGTCAGGACTATATGTGTGGTGTTCTTGATTAGGTAGGGAGTACACACCGAGACCCCGTAAAATTGGACATTTTTTATTTTTCTGAATTGTGAAAAATACCTAAAAAAGACAAGGTGAGTTTAGATTTATCCTGGAAAATCTGAGAGAACCACTCATTAAAAACCGCCCGTGTTTGATTTAACAATTTTCTAATTTATAACGCGGAGAAGAAATTGTTTGGGTGAGTATGGGGAACCACCACTAAAAAACATTCCGCTGTCCATTTTTTATAAAGATAAGAAAGATTTTAATGCCTTCCAAATCTTTTGATGAAAATTCCGAAAATAAATTTCGGGGACTTCCGTGGTTGGGATTGGAGTCGAACCAATGGCACATTACTTTTCAGATAATTGCTCTACCGTGAATCTTAAAGGATTCCTGAGCTACCACAACCATATATTAAAGAACTTTTGTTTCACAAAGATAAGAAGAATTTTTCAAACCATCAAATCTTTTTTTTTCAGAATTTGGATACCGAGTATCTTTCATTACCTATAGGTTCCAAACTCTTTTACAAAGATATAAATAACTTTTTACATTGACAACATCCATCCCATTTTATTTTGCTCCTGATATTGGGAATAGGTACACTTACGCATCGACTTATAATCAGGTCTCAACTTTGAGTTCTTTGGGTACTTCTCCTCATGAGATTTTTGCTCTCTCATAACACGAGCATATGCCTCAGTTTTGCTTGGAGCCCACACGTCATTAAACCCACCGCCAATCCAATTAAACAAGTAAAGGTAATCACCATTAACACTTCTGTATAACTTCTCTTTTGCCATATCGTTTATCGTTTTGTGAATACAAATGTAAGAAACTTTTTTTATTCTGCCAAACTATTTATTAGAAAATAAGCCTCCTTTAATTAGGGACTTTTAGGACCATTCCAGTTATGGAACAAACTAGAGAACGATTCGCTACCGTTCTCTTTTTTTTAAAAACTCGTATATTTCTATTATGTTAGACAAGAAACAGAGACTCTTTCGCCTGATTGAAAATTATATCAATGATTTTCAAGGAGAATCTGTTCAAAAACTATATGGGGAGGGAGCACGAATTAAAGTTCATTCTATGAGTGATAGTTACTCCGAAAAATCTATTCTATTTGAAATCGTAATTATATTAGGTGATACAATTAATGAATCTGTAATGGATAAGGCTCTTGCAAATGTTTTAATTCAAGACGCTCTTGTATATTTCTTCCCTGACCAAAAAGTTAAAACTTACGTTAGATTTGATGTATAAAAAAAACCCTCAAAAGAGGGTTTTTATATTTTATTAACTAAACGGGTTAAAACTAAATCCTTTTTTTTCAGGTTGTTGTGGTATGAATCTTGGATTTTCTGCCGCCTGTGCAACTGTATTATCACTTACAACCCATACTATCATGTCTTCAGAATTTTTATTCAACATTTGAGTTGCTGGAGTTGCGATATGAGTACCATGAACGTTATGAATAATTACAGGAACTCCGTTTTTAATCGCCCCAACAAATCCAACGTGACTATTAAATGTGAATGGGTCTTTATCTTTAACATTTCCGCTATTATCAAGACCTCTTTTTAACGCTCTTTGACAAAATGCCATACCTTTATTACCTGAATCTTTATGATATAATCCAACTATGTCACCTAATTTTAATGATGAAATATTTACCTTTGGTGATGATGGGACGTTGTTTGTTACTATTGATGGAACCGCACTACCAATTTGTTTGTCAGCATCTTCGGATGCTGCGTGTTTTTCACAAACAGATTTACTTACTTTATTTTTTACAAGTTGTGACCATATATTATTCCAATTAATTTCACCACTTGTAAACGCATTATATTTTACTGACCCTCCACTTTTAACATTGTTAAAAACATCCCAAGCATTTCCACCATATAATTCACTATCATATTGACTCAAACATTTAACCATATATGCAGAACATCTTTTTTCAGATTTGTCACTACTAATTACAACAGGTTTTGTTGAACTAATTTTACTACATTCTTCTTTAGATATTGCAATACATCTTTCACTTTCTTTAGTAACTACAGGTTTTTTAGTTATGGGCTCAACTTTTGTTTTTTGAGGTATTGGTTTTTTAGTTATAGGGTCAATTTTAATTGGTTGTGTAGTAACTGGGTTTTTTCTTGTTCCTTGTTTTCCAACAAATGTAACCCCTTTCATTGGCTCAGCATCTAATAAAGGAGCCGTAACTGTTCCAACCCAACCTGTTTGTTTAATTCCATTTTTTCTTTGGAAATCTTTGATTGCCATTAATGTACGTCTACCATAATTTCCGTCAACTCCATCTTTATTTGGACCAAAGGTACCTAAATTATATCCTAATTCTTTCAATTTTGATTGAATTAGTTTCATGTTTTGTTTTTGGTCTGATGGTGCATTTTGATTGAAATTATTAATTTCAACATTAACAGTTTCTTGAGAACCGTCTAAATCTTCTGCATCCGACTCAATTTCATTAATCAAAGAACTTTCTTTAAGAACTTTCTTAACAATTTTTTCTAAATCAGATTCTGTTAATTTTATAATTTTTTTCATTTTTCAGTATTATCCAATAAATAGTCGTATATTTGACTTTGTAACTCAAAAAAAAAACATTATGAAAATATTCCTATCTCTACTTTTTATTTTTTTCTTGACATCGGCTTCAAAAAACTATATCTATCCATTTTTCAAAATATCCGAAAAAAAAGATAACATTACGATTAATC